CTGCATTGGATCTTGAGCTGCTTACTCCTGGACAACACTATAATAGATTTACATGTCTTTAAGTAACGAGCAGCCCGCTGCGCGGCGATGCCGCGTCTATCAGTCTCGTACGGGTAACACCGTCCAGCGAGCCATCCAGACGTGGGAGCGCATTTATCAACGACCCTCCGGGGATTACGATTTCTCGCACGAGTCGACCTGTTCGGCTTATGCGAAGAAGATCAAGACGTTGCTAGGTGCGTGTCCTGTCGATACTCAGGAGCAGGTGTTGGCCTGGCAGTCCATCAAGAAGCTCCTACCCGACTCCTGTCGGTGTATGGAGGCCACGATGCTGCGGGACCTTCAGTCTACCCTAAGTCGACCCCCACGGTCACTCCCACAAGGCTACCTCCGGTTCGTCGCGAGGGAAACGCGCAAGCTTTTCCCTCGAGGATGGGACCGGGGCCTTTACGAGGACCACGTCGTCACTACCTCCCCACCTCTCTCTTCTACTACCGAGTCCTCCAGACAGGACGGCGGATCGTTGGGATCCGGCATGGATCATTCGTCATACCTCGAGGCTTGCCTCGGGGATGTCGACTTTGATCTGGATTGTCGGGCGAAGATGATTGTCGTCCAGTCGGCTGGTAAGCCACGCGCGCTAAGCAAGTTTTCAGCGGACACTCTCTGTCTACGGCCTCTTCACAAGGCTATTTATGACAGATTGTCCCGCCAATCTTGGCTTAACCGTGGCGATGTTACCACCGATGGTCTGGCTGATTTTAGGTATGTTGAAGGGGAGGTCCTCACCTCTGGTGATTACAAGTCCGCAACCGACAACCTCTCTATTGAGGTTGCCGAAACGATTGTCGCTACCATTCTCGCCTCTACGGTCTCTGTGCCGCAGTCGGTGATGAAAGGTGCTCTAGACATTTTGCGGCCTAACTTGTATAACCTTGAAAAAAATCTCGATTTCTTTCCCCGTGTTGGTCAGATGATGGGATCCTATCTATCCTTTCCCTTGTTATGCATCCAGAACAGGATGGCATTTCTGTGGGCAGGGGGCGACGGAAAGCCTTGCAAGATCAACGGCGACGATATCCTTTTCCGTTCCAGTCCCGAGTTCTCTCGGCATTGGATGGATACGGTTTCTCATCTGGGGTTGGAAGTTGAGAAGACAAAAACGAGTGTATCTGCCGAGTACGGCACGCTTAATTCTACCTTAGTAGTTCGCGAAAGGGGAAAATATAAAGTGCGCCAGACTTTGCGCTTTGGTATGCTTAAGGAATGTAGTGACATCACTTCCCTTTGCAGGACTTACGAGGATTTCCTTCGAGGAATCCACGGGCCTGCTAGGTTCCGTGCTGGTTTTGAGTTTTTTAGGTGGCGTCTTCCGTCACTTAAGGCTTATCGCCTTTCAACGCACGAACTTGGCTTCCGTGGTGAACTTGCGTGGCGTCTTACTCGTAAGTGGAACCTCCGCTTCGACAGACCTTCTGAAGTCTTGCCGATCCTAGGCCCC